TTCATTAAAGGTTGCTCTACCTGCATTAGACATATCAAGGGTAAGGGCAGTTACAGTTGCACCACCATCGTTACCTTTAAATATTAAATCTGCATCTGAAACTGCTGATTTGACTACTAAATTTGTAGAAGAATCTAAAAATCTTCCTACTTCAGTTCCACCATTATTAAATACAATATCACCACCATCAGCATCAAGGATAATATCTCCTGCTACATCAAGGGTAAAATTACCAGTATCAACATCTATTTCTCCATGAGAACCATTGTGAGAAATTTCTAATTCGTTTGATGCTCCTGTTCTTAATTTACCTGAGTTAGAAGCAGTACTTATATTTCCATTAGCTTCAATAAAACTTCCTGCGGTTATACTTGTTCCACCAATTATTTTTTTTGCAGCCGATATACCACCTTCAGTACGAATAGAGCCATCACTTGAAGTAGCTTCTGTACCACCTGCAACTGCTATTTTTGAACTTACATCTAACACTCCTGAAACATTTACTCCTTCAGCATCTGTGGCTAGTTTAAATGCATTGTCATGATAAAGAACTACAGCTCCGTTTGCAGAAGCAGTAATCATGTTTTCAGCACCACTATTGAAGGTAAGATTTATTGATGCACTATTTGTATCTAAATTAAGGTTTCCATCACCTGCATCATTTATAAAAGAATTACTCCCATCATGATAAATTTGTAAATCAGAACCTGCTCCAAATATAACTTTATCATCATCGCCTAAGTTTATATTACCTGTAGTTGTCAGACCTGTAAGAGTTCCTAAACTTGTAATGTTTGTTTGTGCAGCACCTGTAACTGTAGCTGCTGTTCCTGATACATTTCCTGTAACATTACCTGTAACATTGCCCTCTAAGTTAGAAACCAAAGTGCCAACTGCATATCCTGTTCCAGAAGTGTTTACTGTAGTTGTTGGCTCGGCTTGTAAATCTTTAAATAGTTTAAACTTACCACTATCGGATGCATCTCTAAATAACCCTGCATATAAATCTTGTGATCCTGAAGTGTCATACAGACCATAAAAACCAATATCAACACTATCAGCACCACTATTAGCTTTTGCAAGTTTTATAAGAGGGTCTTCTACTTCTAAAGTTTCGGTATTTACTGTGGTTGTTGTTCCGTTGACTGTTAGATTACCTGCAATTGTTACATTGTCTGGCAATCCGATAGTTACTGTAGCTGTTTCACTTCCTGATCCTGAAACCTCTATTTCGTTAGTTGTACCTGCAACTGTAGCTACATAATTGCCTGTGGTATCTGTTCCCAGAGCCACGCTGTTTGCAGCTATTGTTGTTGATAAGGTTATATCACCTGTACCATCAAAATTGACACCAGAAGCAGTTACATCGCCTGACAATGCTATTGATCTTGCTGTAGCTAAAGCAGTTGCAGTATCAGCTACAACGCCTGATAGATTATTGATAAATGTGTTTGTAACTCTTGCATCAATAGCTGAATTTGCTCTTGCATCTGTAAAGTAAAGATTAGATGAGCCTTCTGATAAATCATCTGTATCGCCAGACAATCCACTTATAACTGGTGGTGTATAAGTAAATACACCTGTTGAACTGTTGTAAGCTATAGCACCATTACCACTTGCTGATCCTTCTGATCCTATGCTCAATGATCCTCTAGCTCTTGCATTTGTAAAATAAAG